CAATCTATGTCTTTAACTGCGCCACCCTGTTCTTTGGTGTCATAAAGACCTAGATCGGCCTCGGTCACGCCTGCTATAGCGTCCATATTGATGTCTATGCTAATAGGCACCGCGTTTGCCGGAACCCTACAGATTCTATACTTAGAGCCTGCGTCATCTGCGGCTAACGCTTCAAAATTTCCTGCGATAATTAACGACTTCACGCCTTTAACCTGGGAAGGTATTTCTGTACTTAGTACATACGCATCTTTAACTGCCATTTCAAACCTCCGTTATTTGATTATTCCACTTAACTATTTAATCTGGAGGCCTTTTACAGCCTCCAGAACACTGTCTCTATTTTTTAGGTAGCAGTTGTTTGAACTTTCTGGACTCTTTCGCCATCAGTTCTTACCGCACCAATCTCACCAAGAACCTTGATGTATGTCGATTCCACATACCCAGGATAGTTCTCTATAACTTCTACCGAAAACTGCTTGCTCATACCATATGTCAAGCCTTTTGGTGTTATAGCTATATTATCTCTCACTGAAGACGCAACTGAAAGCTGCGGGATATTCGCATTACTACCAAAAAGAACGATGTCCATACCCACCGCTGTAGTGATCTTTCCTTTCTCTACAACGTAATCTCTTGAGAAATCGCCTGATGTAAGCTGGGAAATATTCAAAAGAGTAGCTTCTTCCTGCTCACTAAGTAGCAAGTATATCATTTCAGGCATATCCAAACCAACGTCATTCTTCTTGAAGTTTGAACCGATCTCAAGAAGTTTAGTGTATGTAAGCCCAGCCGTTGCATCTACTGTCTGACCTCCGTCAGTAGCAAAAGAAACAGTGGTCCCGAAATTTTTACCAGTAAGTACCGACGCTGTTGCTGCGGTAATACCAACTTTGTCTGCTTTCCTCATAATAGCGAACATACAATCCTGTACAAGTTTCGAGTTAGGATCTTCAAACATACCACGGACGTCTCTATTGTCGATGATTAGTTCGACAATGATTCTGTCCCTGGTCATTTTCCTTCTCGTGAATTCAGGATTTACTGGAGCTATAAGAGGGTTTCTTTCGTTTACAGTACGGGCTTCAAGAATCCCAGTACCATCATAGGCAAAATCGTCACCTGTCATCGGTATAATGGGCATCTTGCTCATAAACCGAGTCTGCATCTGTTGCGCCTCTGTGTGCAACAAATTAGAGAATTGTGTAATCTGTGCTGTATCTACTGCCATGTCAAACCTCCTGTTTTTAGATTAGAAACGAAACCAAAATTCTTTTTCGGTAACGCTCCCCAGTTTGACTGGACGTTTCCTACACCCGTTAGGTGAGTGTCTCCCGCAAAACCTAGATAGAACCTTTCGGCCTCCCTATCTAGTTTTGCTTTATATTCTAAATATACATTATAAAACTACTTTTGTCAAATATGATTAAGCTTTTAAGGCCCGCATCTTATCCATTAGCACTTTGTTCTGAGCCATAAGACCTTCATACTCTGCGTGTCTAAAATCTCGGTACCCTGGATTTTCCATTAACTTTCGTTGCTGAGCACTCAACCCTTCGTATGTTTCACCACCGCCACCTGCACCGTCTCCACCACCTGTAAAGGCATCTTCCTTCCCATACTTCTTGTAGAGACTATCAGTGATAGCTACCATTACCGACATCGCTTCACCATCTAACTTATCAAACCCGGCGTGTAACTCCTGTGGGACATCTGCTTTTATTATCTTCTGCGCGTTCGCTACTATTGTATCTTTGTTCTCGCCAAACAGCGTAGTGTTATAATCAGCAAAAGCTTTATCTTCAGCGTTGTTTTTATCTATCTCAGCTTTGCCTTTCTCGTATATAATCCTCTCGACCCCTTGAGATATTTTAGAAGCTGTATCTTTTGAAAGCCCTTCTGTATGAAAAAGTTTTTTAAATGCTATATCTACTTCAGCATCTCTTTTAATCTCTTTGAGGTCTTCAGCAGGTGTTGTATCATACTCTTCAAATGTATCTGGTCGTCCAAGAGCTTTATAAAACTCGCTCCTGTCTTCTCCATCTCCAGGGATAATAATACCCTTCTTCCCCACAAGAGCATTTTGGTTATCTACAAACTTGTAGAAAGCTTCAGCATCAGCCGAATTTTCTTTCGCCCAAGGTTTATCTCTATACGCCTCGGGTATTGTGTTAACAAACTGTTCCTCGCCTGGTGCGCCTGGTGCGCCTGGTACGTTAGGATCTTCCATATTAGACCTCCTGTTTAATTTCGTCCATCTCTACACGTCTAATAGTCTCGTTGTCCATGTGAACGCGTAGACTTAAATACATCATCCGTTTTGACTCGTTTTGTAAAAGTAACTGTGTGTTTATACCTTCAGGTGTTCCGTGTGTCAAAGGAAGAAGAAAGCCACTAGCGTGTAGTTGATGTCGAAGCACTTGTAGTCCTGCTTCATTCTTAGACATATCCGAAAGCGAAGCTTTCATTTTGTTAGCAAACGCGTTATATACTTTATCATTTGCTTCTTTCTGCTCCTTAGAAATTCTTGCTTCTCCCATGTTACCCTCCTGTCATTGATGCCTGAGCACTAGCAGTGTCTTTTAACGCTGCGGCTTGCTCTCTGGCCATTAGTGTTTCTTGCTCTGCTCTTTGTGCTTCTGCACGGTCGTCTCGTATCTTTTTTACTTCGTCATCTGAAAACAAAATATCCATTGGTGCACCCGTAAGCTCACGAGAATATTCAAGGAATTTATCAAAATTAAATTTGTCCCCCGCAGCAGGGTTAACCTGCATTGCTTGCATAGCGTTGTTACCTGTAGTGATAACTCCGCGATATTCTTCTTCCCGCATTACGTGTGCTGCTGGAGATATATAGTCTATCTTGTATATGTCTTTACCCATTACTATCGCTTGAGCCACATCCGCAGGAATGATTATAGGATCAAGACCATTAGCAATAAGTATATTGGCCGTTGCTTCATCCTCTGGGGTTATACCTAATAGCCCCATTTCAAATAAAATATTAAATGATCGGGTTATAAGAGGATTAAGTGTCTCTGCTGTTTTTCTTGCATAGATAGACGAGAGCGCATCGCTCCTAATCTGATACCTCATCTCGGCTTCGCCAAGAGTCATACGTGACTTATTATTGAGGTCATACAATTTGTCGATTAGGAAGTGTTGCGTTATCTCTTCTCTCGTTTCTGCTATCGCAGCCGCCAGGCTTTGAAGTTCTCCTATGTCGTGTATCTGGCCAATAGGGGGTTGTCCTGGCGCTCTGCCAAAAGAATTAAACACTGACAAGCCCCGAACTGAGGTATCTACTGCACCCCCGCCTAGAGAACCATCATCTAAAATATAAAGAGGGGGCTCCGCTTTCTTCTCAACACAGATAAGAAAAGTTTCCTTAAAAGCATTGAGTTGCATTATAGCTGGGAGCGCGTCCATGCCTGGACTTCGGCCATATTCTTCATTCGCTAATTTATACCACCTGCTTATCCTCACGGGCATTTCAGTGAAACCACTCTCCCTGAGCATATGTGGCGTTCCTTCAAAAGTAAAATGATAAGAAGCGACTTCCATACCTAAATCACTATCGCCTTTTCCTTTCCTATCCTTCTCTCTTCTCGGCTCAATAGCTATACAGACCTTTATTCGGTCCATGTGAAATTTTGGGCTTTTGTATTTCTCCTGTAAATCTTTTGGTAATTTCGCTAATCCATAAGTATCTACTAAAACTGCAAGAGGAACAGAATCATCATAGTAAACTGTATCCACAAATCCATCTGCGCCTTCGGCTATCAATACTGACTGGATACTCCAGCTTTTAAAAATTAAAGGGTTCTGGTAGTCGCCTTTAAATTCAGCGATACCGCTTGTCCCAAATGCACCTTCCTCACGAAGCGACTCATCAAACGCCATTTCAAACCCTGCTCTAGGGCTTTCCATTGCCTCTGCCATCACATCATTAATACGCATATAGTATTCTTGATTGCCTTTCGTGTCTGGGATATGCCGAGGTCTACGTATCCTAAAAGTCTTTCCTCCGCTTTTCCAAAGTGCGCCCATGATGGCTGACGCCATTGCTCCATTTGAGCGAACTGCCGTACTGTCGT